GGCAACGTGGTTTCAGCCGACATCACATATGCCAACAACCTCGACCGGATCGAGACCATCCGCTCAGACGGCCGCATTGATGGGGCCGACCCGTCAATCGCTGCGCTGACCGGCTCTATCGAGGTCCGTTTCGCCGACCAGACGCTGGTAACGCAGGCGATCAACGGCGATCCCTGCGAGTTGGAGTTCGCCTATGTGCTGCCGTCTGGCGAAAGCTTCACCTTCACCGTGCACGCCGTCTACCTACCGCGCCCCCGGATCGAAATTTCCGGTCCGCAGGGCGTGCAGGCGACCTTCGACTGGCAGGCCGCACGCGACAGCACGGTCGGCCGGATGTGCACCGCAACCCTTGTGAATGATGTGGAGATTTACTGATGCTGACGCTCGATCTGACGAATGCACCCCGCTGGTATGATCTCGCGCCGGGCGTCCGGCTGCAGCTGCGCCCGCTGACCACGGCGCTGATGGTTGCAACGCGCAGCGATGCGGCTGTCGAGGCGGTCCCGGTAGACGCTTCCGACGAGGAACGCGCCGTTGCCTTCGCCAAGGCGCTGGCGCGGCGGGCAGTCCTGTCCTGGGAGGGCATCGGTGATGCCGATGGCAACGTGATTGTCCCCAGCCCGGACGCCATCGACGCGTTGCTCGATGTCTGGCCGATCTTCGAAGCCTTCCAGCTGACCTTCGTCTCCAAAGGCCTGCTGCTGGACCAGGAAAAAAACGTCTCCGCGCCCTTGCCGAATGGTCCTTCGGCGGGGGCGAGCGATACTGCGACGCATGCACGCAAGCCTGCCAAGACTGCCCCGCGCGGCTGAACCGACCCACCACCTTTGAAGGCTGGCAGGTCTGGGACCTGGTCGGTCGTCTCGGCGGCCAGCTCCGCGTGCTGCCGGGCGCGGTGATCGGATGGGACATGTCGGCGGCACTGGCACTCGGTGAAGCCCTCGGCATCCCGCCTCTGGCCATGGCTGAACTGCTGCCCGTCATCGAAGCGGTGATGGTCGCCAAACTCAACGAACAGATGGATCATTCCCATGGCTGAAAAGCGCGTTTCTGTCCGACTTGCCGCAGTCGGCGGCCGACAGGTGCGTGCCGAGCTGGAAGGCGTGGGCGAAGCCGGGGCGCGCGGCTTCGGCCGCCTTAGCCGGGAGATGGAAGCGGCCAATACACGGCTCGCGGCGTTTTCCCGCCGTGTCACAGTGGCCGCCGCTGCCGCCGTGGCCGCCGCTGCTGCTGCTGGCGTGGCGATGGTCCGATCCGGGCTGCAGACCGTCGACGCGCAGGCCAAACTGGCTCAGTCTCTCGGGACAACGGTCGCCTCGATCCAGACGTTGGAGCGGGCGGGTGAGTTGGCGGGCGTCTCCATCTCCGGGATTGAGCAGGCGACCAAGGATCTGACTCGACGGCTCAGCCAGGCGGCCGCCGGGACGGGACCTGCTGCCGACGCGCTGGATCGGCTCGGGCTCTCGGCCACCGAGCTGATCGCCCTGCCGCTGGATCAGCGGGTGGGGGCGATCAACGCCGCCATTGAGGAGTTCGTGCCGGTCGCCGAGCGTGCCGCTGTCGCCGGTCAGCTCTTTGGCGAGGAAGGCTCCATCGCTATGTCGCGCATCGACACCGCGACGCTGCGCCAAGCGACCGAGGACGTCCTCGCCTTCGGTGTCGTTGTCTCCGAGCAAGACGCCGACCAGATCGAACGCACCAATGATGCGATCTCCCGGCTCGGGCTGATCTGGCGTGGCCTGTCGAACCAACTGGCTGTCGCAGCAGCACCCGCGCTGGAAGCGGTCGCGAACGCGATGGCGGCCGTGGCCAGCCGCACCGGGCCACTCGGCATCGCGATCCGGGGCCTATTCGACAACATCGGCCGATTGACCACTTATGCCGCCACGTTTGTGGGTTTTCTTGCAGGGCGTTGGGTCGCTGGGATGGCCGTGGCGGCCTTGTCGGTGCGCGGTCTCGCCACTGCGCTGGTCCTGTTGCGCGGCGCGCTGATCCGCACCGGCATCGGGGCATTGATCGTCGGTGCAGGTGATCTCGTCTACCAGTTCACCCGCCTCGTGTCGGGCGCGGGTGGATTTGGCGAGGCAATGTCGCTCCTGAAGGACCTCGCCGTCGAGGTCTGGGATCGCATCAAGATGGGGGCTGCGGCGGCGGGCGCTGCGGCCACGGCGATGTTCTTCGATCTGAAGGCCGATGCCGCCTCCGGCATGCAGAGCGCTATCGAGAGCGTCGTGGCCTTTGGCAACACGGCGGCGAACACTTTTGAGGGGGCCTATGAGGCGATCAAGGCAATCTGGGGCATGCTGCCAGCCGCCATTGGCGACCTGGCGTTTCAGGCGGCCAACAGCCTGATCGATGGTGTCGAGGCAATGCTGAACGGCGTCGTCTCGCGCATCAACGGCTTCATTGGCGGTATCAACCAGGGGCTGGAAGCGCTCGGGTCGGAGCGGCGCATCTCGATCATCCCCGATCTTGAGCTGGCTCAGATCGAGAACCGATTCGAGGGTGCCGCGACGGCTGCGACCACGGCTGCGCAGACTGCTTTTGACCGGGCTTTCGAGAACAACCCGCTCACAGCCCCCGACCTCGGGCTCACCGAGGCGGCCAACACCGCACTTGCAACAGCCAACACCTATCGCGGGGCTGCACGCGACCTGGCCGAGGGCGCGCGTGCGCCGCTCGCCAGCTGGCAGGCCCTGCGTGACGCCGTGCAGGGCAGCAATGAGGTTGGCGCAGACGCGCTGACCGAGGCGACTGGCGCGGCTGAGCGTTTGGAGACAGCCCTTGGCGATGCTGGACGTGCGGCTACGGGTGCCGGTGCTGCGGCCGGGGCTGCTGCCACTGCCGCCGAACCCAATAGCGAGGCCGCCGTCACCGGCTGGCAGGCGGTCACCGCAGCGCTCAGCGACTATGCCAGCAAGGCCCGGGATATCGGCGGCGATATCGGCCAGGCGCTGGTTGGCGCGTTTCAGTCGGCAGAGAACGCGGTTGGAGACTTCGTGAAGACCGGCAAGCTGGATTTTCGCGATCTGGTCACCTCGCTGCTGGCCGACCTTGCGAAGCTGGCGGCGCGGCGGTTCATCCTGGGACCGATCGCCAATGCGCTTTCCGGCGCGCTTGGCGGCGCGGGTGGTATCTTCGCGAACATCCTGCATGCGGGCGGCATGGTCGGCGCCTCTTCGCCAGGCCGAATGGTTCCAGCCATGGCGTTCGCGGCAGCGCCCCGGATGCATTCCGGCGGCGTTGCCGGTCTGCGCCACGATGAAGTCCCAGCGATCCTGCAGCGGGGCGAACGGGTGCTGTCGCGCCGTGAAGCACAGAGCTACGGCGGCGGTGGAATCAATGTCACCATCATGGCCCGCGACGCTGAAAGCTTCCGGCAGTCGCGCACGCAGGTCGCGGCTGACATCGCCCGCGCCGTGTCGTTGGGTCGGAGGGGCATGTGATGGCGTTTCATGAAGTCCGGTTTCCCGACAATATCAGCCGGGGCGCTCGCGGCGGGCCGGAACGTCGCACACAGATCGTCGAGCTGGCCTCCGGCGATGAGGAGCGCAACGCCAGCTGGGCCAATTCCCGACGCCGTTACGACGTCGCCTACGGTATCCGCCGCGCGGACGACCTTGCGGCGGTCGTTGCCTTCTTTGAAGCACGAAACGGGCGGCTGTATGGCTTCCGTTTCAAGGACTGGGGCGACTACAAGTCCTGCCTGCCCTCGGGGACGCCATCGCCGAGCGATCAGGCGATTGGTGCCGGCGACGGCACGACGACCGCCTTCCAACTGGTGAAGCGCTACGCCTCCGGAGCGCAATCCTGGACCCGCACAATCGTCAAGCCAGTGGCGGGCACCGTGCGCATTGCGCTTAGCGGAGTCGAGCAGCCGTCAGGCTGGTCGGCCGATACCACGATGGGCCTCGTCACCTTCAATACCGCACCAGGGGTGGGCGTCTCCGTCGCCGCAGGTTTCGAGTTCGACGTACCCGTCCGCTTCGACACCGATGCGCTCGACGTGACGCTTGATCTCGAGCGGCTGGGTTCGATCACATCCATTCCACTTCTGGAACTCCGCCGATGAAAAGCATCAACCCCGATCTGCAAACGCATCTGGACGAGGGCACGACGACGCTGTCCTGGTGCTGGCGGATTGCCCGCGCGGATAGCGTGACCTTCGGCTTCACCGACCACGACCGGACGCTCAGCTTCGACGGCACCGATTTCGAGCCGGAAAGCGGGCTGACGGCCTCCGAGGTGCGATCGGGGTCTGACCTGTCGGTCGATGCGCAGGACGCGGAGGGCGTGCTGACCTCAGACCGGATCACCGAGACCGACATTCTCGATGGCCGCTGGGACAACGCGGAGGTCGAGGTCTGGCGCGTGAACTGGGCGGACACCGGCCAGCGCGTGCTGATGCGCCGGGGTGCCATCGGCCAAATCCGGCGCGGAAGGCTGGCCTTTGTTGCCGAGGTCCGCAGCCTCGCGCATGTGCTGGGCCAAACGGTCGGGCGAACTTTTCAGGCGACCTGCGACGCCGGGCTCGGGGATACGCGCTGCGGCGTCGATCTGGAGAGCCCGGCATTCAAAGGTTCGGGCACCGTGCTCGACCTTCTGCGGGATCGGGCGTTCACCGCCTCGGGCATCGGCGGCTTCTCCTCCGGCTGGTTCACCTTCGGTACCGTCGAATGGACCAGCGGGACCAATGCCGGGCGGCGCGCCGAGATCATCGCGCATGACGTGACAGACGGCATCGCGGTGCTGACACTGCTCGAAGCGTCCGTGCGGTCTATTGCCGGAGGCGACGTTTTCATTGTCCGCGCGGGCTGCGACAAGCGCATGGAGACCTGTGGGGCGAAGTTTGCCAACACCGTCAACTTTCGCGGCTTCCCGGACATCCCCGGCCAGGACGCAGTTCTCCGCTACGCCACCAAGGATGGTGGACATGAGGGGGCGGTGCTTTGAAGGCCGTAGATCCTCAATACGTCGTAACCATCGCGCGGTCCTGGCTCGGCACGCCGTATCACGACCAAGCCAGTCTCAAGGGCGTCGGATGCGATTGCCTTGGGCTCGCCCGGGGCGTCTGGCGTGAGGTCGTCGGCCCTGAACCGTTCCCGATCCCGCCCTACAGCCGCGACTGGGGCGAGACCGGCCCGCGCGAGGTTCTTGCGGATGGGGCTCGGCGCATGATGCCGGAGATCGCCACTTCTGATGTTGTTTCGGGCGCGCTGGTCCTCTTTCGCATGCAGCCCCGCGCCATCGCGAAGCATGTCGGGATCCTCACTGGACCGGACCAATTCCTCCACGCCTATGAGCGCCTCGGCGTGATCGAGGAACAGATCACCCCGCCTTGGCGGCGGCGCATCGCCTTCGCCTTCCTGTTCCCACAACGCTGAGATCCCCACATGGCCACCCTCGTTCTCGGTGCCGCAGGTGCTGCCATTGGCGGCAGTGCGTATTCCACGACATGTGGCCACCTGTTCCACGCGCATGTGGCCAGTCATTCCATGACATGTGGCCACACCCGTGAGGTGATCTGCGAGGCAGTTTCTTCATGACGTGATTTTCACGTCTG